TAAGTTGCTCAGCCCTTGTATCGATTGAGAAATTCTATCATGCAATTTCGGAGTTGTACTCCCGATTTGCAGGAGTGCGTGGGAATATTCATCTCCGGGGAAAATCAGCACACGTCCCTGTCGCACCACCTCTGAAATACGCACTAGTTCTTCCGTAGTATTCCTGCTGTCCCTCTCCCATGTTTCATACCCTAAAGGTTGACCGAAGTGTTGCCACATAGTCAACGGTAGGCATCGATCAAAGTTACGAGCCCAACGTACCCAAGGGTCTCCGCCTCTCTTGTCAGCCGCTTCAATATAAACTGCGTGAGCACCCTCATTCAGATACAGAAGCTGACGGTCCACTTTCTGTGTCATCAGAAGGGGCATTCTTATCCTCCACTATAATACGACGTAGGGTCGCGAGACCGTCTGCCTTGATTCCCAAGCCGTAGTCGTCACACTCGAGTTGACAGAATAGTCTGCCTCTCTTGTATGTCATATCACCGACTTGATAGATAGTTCCGTGTTGAACGCCTTCGAGGGCAGGACGTAGCTCATCAATCACCATCTTGTTGTGTCTCTCCACATCCTTCATGATGCGGTCTTTCAACTTCAGGATTTTACCCTGTAGTTCTATAACCTTCTTAATATCTGCGGGTTTCATAGTTCCTTAACCTTCAATGTGTGGTACCAGACGACAGGCTTGTTTCGTGCACGTGATGTAACTTTCTCGTGCTGTACAGCCTTCGGCCAGCAATGTTTGCGGTAGCCACAGAACGTACAGTTTTTGGCGAGCAACTTATTCCCTGTAGAAGTCCTCACACCATCCAACGTGTAGGTTTCTTCGACAGGATCTATCGGCGGCTTCTTATACACAAAGTTAGACATCAAGGCTTCAACAACTTTACCAGCTTCTGAGATGTAGTAATCTCGGTCTTCCGTCTGGTCGTCCGGGGCTTGCACAAACTGGATCTCTCCACTGGATTTATCCACCACAATCCACCCGCCGAAGTCTTTACCCTTAGCCTCTGCATACAAGTGTCCCTGCATGAGATAACCGAAGGGGTCGTCTTCTTTAAGATTGTCGTAACCTTTACTAAACTTCTGTGTATAGGAGTAAGGGCTCGCTGACTTTACGTCCCAGACCTTCTCTCCGTCCACAGGATCGTCGATAATTAAATCGAGGGTACCCTGTACCGTTTCGCCCCCAACGTCCAACTGGCACCTTCCCTGTGCCTCTGAGATCTTAACACCGGCACCCTTGAGGATTGCCATCACGGCACACTCCACAAGATCACCAATGAGAAAACGTAGGATAGCATTGTAGGTCATCTCCTCGTCTTTACCGTCACGTCCGTGGACTTGCTGACACAGAGGTCGCCCAAGACCCGACATGCGGATACGCCACTGGGGATCACGGTTGAATTGCTTTTCGAGTGCCTCGCGACAGTCCTGTGCAAACTCCTCAAGCACAGAAGGGGAAAGCGATGCTTTCCCCCTCGTTGCCGCTTGAAGGAAGTTCTTAACCTGAACTTCCGCGAGCATTAGTTGAAGTCCGCCGCTAGGTCAACTTCCTCTTCGTCGGCTTTCGCCTTAACAGCCTCCTTATGTTGTTCGAGGATGTTTGCGTTGGACGCCTTCACTGTCTCGAGGAACATCGTCATGGTCTCCATTGACGCATCATCCATCGGGATAGTTTCTTTTTGCGTAAACACAGGGGTGAAGTAAGTCACACTACCCATCTTGTTACGCTTCGTAGTGAGCTCAAACACCACCTCATTCATGAGGGTGTTCTTGCCCAGACGCTCAATCGCTTCCCGCGCAGGACGGAATCCTGAACGCTTGAAGTATGTCATGACTGGGTAGTTCTCAATCTTGACCTCCTTACCTTCGGCTGTCTTGCCCATCATTGTGATCAGGGCATAGAAGACTTGGTTACACGTTGCCAAACGTGAAGCCAGTGTCTTGGGATGCTTATCCCCGAGTTCTTCCTCCTCCGACTTCGACAGACGGCCACACTTGTTTGTGCCTGTGGTGTCTGGGAACTGGAAGTCCAACGAAGGTGCTTGGACAGAACGCGAGGAGAACTTGCCCTCTTCCTGATCCCACACACTCCACTCATACGTACGTACTAACGGACGGAACTCTACGCTATCTGCGTACACAAACTCGCCATCGTAGTACACTTTCCACGCACCTTTCTTGAGAGCTTGACCATCGTCAGTCTCAGTGTCGTAGTTAATATTGAGGCGTGACAGTCCGGTCTTGGGAGTGTCTTCCGCCGCCTGTCCTGACAGTTTCATCAGACCTTCTCGGTCTCCTGACTTCACTGCCGCCATTATGCCATCAAAGGCATTATCCGTTACGCTCAATTCGCCCATTACGCTCTCCTTAGTTTGCGTAGACAACTTCGGTGTCCAACCAGTTGGACCCCATCTTACACTCAACAGAGATTGGCATGTCATATTCTATACCATATCGCCGCTGACATTCTTGAGGTAAAGACATCATTGCCTCCACCACCAAGTTCGTTACAGTATCCTCCTCTCCGGGGAATACGTCAAGTACTATACTATCATGCACAGTATTACATATCAAACTTTTTAATTCACTCTCTTTCAAGCTCTTCGATAAATACACAAGAGCTATCGGGAGAAGATCGCCAGTCGCAAAACCCTGCACAGGGTAGTTGCAAATTGCTGTCCGGTTGGTTGCCGTCCCCCACTCTGTCCACGTCGTACCGGGAAATGCGTACTGTCTTCCTGATGGTAGCGTGATAAACCCCTTCTCGACTGCGTCGCTCTGTAATTTGTCGTGCCACGCAGTTACCCCCGCATACTTGTCTTTGAACGCACGGTAGTACCTTTGCTGATCAGGAGTACCTGTCGTTCCCCCGTAGAGCGGCTTAAAAGTATGAGCCTTAGCGTCTTGCCTTGAGCATCCGATAATTTCAGCAGTGACAGTGTGTACATCTGTCTTGTTCTCCACGTCATGATATACCTGTGGGTCGTTCGCTAGGAATCCTGCGACTCGGAACTCGAGTTGTCCGTAATCAGCCTCGAGGATTTTCCCTCCTTCAAAACGAGAGACCATTGCCCGCCTGATAGCGAATGTAGAACCACGGGGCATATTCTGGAAGTTGGGGTTACGAGAACTGAGCCGTCCTGTAGCTGTGACACATTGCATGAAATCGGGGTGTACGATGTCGTTTCTGTCTCTGTTGTTTTTGAGTCCTTCAACGAAAGTAGAGAGATAAGTCCGAAGTGCATTATATCGGGAGTAAGACTCTGCAAACTCTCGGGCGGTACCAGAAAGTTCATCGAGGCGTTCTTTAAGTGTTTCATGGTCTGTCTTGAATCCGGCCGCCGCTGTGTCCCATGCATCCCTCGGGATGATCTTGAACCCCGCGATCTCCTTAGTCGGTACATAGAGGACTCCTTCGCCACCACACGTCTTACAGATACGCACGGCTTTACCTTCCGTACCATCTTTCTTGATAACTTTTTTACGGCCGTGCCCCATACACACTGTGCATCGGGAAGCCACTGTCTTGTGTAAGACTTCAGTCTCATCCCGCACGTACATGCCAAATAATTTTTTTGTCATTTTAGTACGTTGCTTAGGTTTACGGGTAGCACCCCGTAGCTCTGATCCGAGATTGAAGATTGAAGCCCACCGTTTCTTGCTCAAGACTCGACGTGAGTAGAACAGCATCGAGCGGTCGTCCGCGCTGTTGAGGTTGACAGGTGTGTCACCCATCGCATCTTCAGCCATACGCTGGAGCTTAATCTCGAGGGCGTTCATCTCATCGCGATATTCTTTCTCGATCTCACTGAGGGCAACTGGGTCGATCTTGATACCGGTCCGTTCTAGGTTCGCAAGGACGTCCGTCATCTCCAACGACAGGGTTAGGGTGTTCAATAGTTTCGATGCCATAGGCTTTCATCTCCTCTAGGAGTTTATTTGAGAAAATCTCACCGTGCATAACAGAAGTCATTCCGTCGAGCACACCATTATAGTATTCGGTTGAAATAAAGTCATCATCCATGTCAGCTTCATCACGTAGAAACTTGTAAATGTTGACAGCAGACTCGATGGTAATACCCCCCATCGCGCCTTTATGTGCTACTGGTTTCTTGGTCATCCTTATCTCCTTTCAAGAGTGACTCATCGATAGAGTAGTCCTTGTTCTCTTTGTCGATTGCTTTCTCGAGCAAAGATACTAAGCCAATCTCCACGAGAAGTCGAGTCGCCTCTGGTGTTGTATCAATCTGAAATGTGGCAGAACCATCCTCGTGCTCTACCATGTTGCTCACTCCGATGAGTGCGTCTTTTTCTGGGTCCATCATTGGTTTATCTCCTGTTCATTTTGCATAGTATCCCTATGCATTTCCTCGCTCATTATGCGTTGGTCCTGTTCGCTTAACAAGTCGAGCATCCATCTTTGGTACTCCTGTGGTATCATATACTGTTTCAGCACGAGGCGTACAGCACTTTGCAGTGCCTCTACATCCTCACATTCGTACACCTTATCCGTGCAGTGCTGGTGTAAGTCCTGTAGTTCTGCCACGATGATGTTGCAGAAGGTTTCGTCTGATAGTTCAATCTTCATGTCATTTCCATCCTATGTCATATACTGACGGGGGCAACTCAAAATCAAAGTTCTCATCGATCTCCAACCAGATTGCATCCTCAATGGCCATCTGTAGGATGTCATCACTCGGGTTGTCAGAGTGTTTGTATGCTCTGGTATGTCCGATGCAGATACCTTGATGTACGCAGTCTTCAAGAATCTTTCTTACTTTGGCTCTCATACAGCTCCTCCCACGTTGTCCTATACTTTTCCGTTACCTGCTTACAGGCAACTTCCCACGTTGATTGTACATCAGCTATCCCATACTCTTCAACTATCTCCCACGGGATTTGAGCAAATGTCTTACCGCTCTTGAGATAATCCTGCGTGAGGTCTTTCTTCTTTTCAGTAACCTCATACCTTTTAGCGAGGGCCTCAAGCGAGAGGGGCCACTTTCTTGCACGAGCCAAGAGATACTCCGCAACCATCGTATCATACACATTACCTTCATATTCAAACCCACACTCCCGTATCCAGTTGAGGTCGAACTTGATATTATGTCCCACAACCACATCAGCTTGAGACAGGTCTTCCCTAAACTCTTCAATCTTATCGAGGTCTGGTTCGTGCTCATCGTGATGGACAAACGCATACTTGACTGGTTCATTGGACACCTTCCACCCGATGGTCACCAGATGATTACCAAAATAGGGAAGTGGTGTAAACCCACCATTGGGTTTCTCCTTGTGGGTAGTCTCTACGTCAAAGGTTAGGATGTTCATACGCTTTCTTGCTCCTTAATTTCTTGAGCTATCCGCTTCTTTTTATCTTCATCGAGTTTGTGTAAGAAGTCAACGACAGCCTCTTTGAGTTCTGGCCCCTGCCCTTCAAACTTATAGTTGCGCACATTCCATTGGAGAGAAGGTTTATCAAATTCACACGTGAGTTTAAAGCCTTCAATGACACGAATCATTCTGTTCGGTGTCATACTCACTGCACTGCGTTCGACGTTATTTATGTAAAAAGCTTCTATGTCTTTGTAGTTATACCAAGGGGCTTTACCTTGAATCCTCCACTTGTGCCCTCTATACGCCAGTATGAACCGGTCGTTGATCAAAACTAATCCCGGCGCATAATCAACTACAGCGCAATCTTTTTCCACGAGGTACTTTACTTTTTGTAAACCAACGATGGCTTTTTCATAGTAGATCATATCATCCGGATCATTGCACTTGTCCATCAAGTCACGTAAACGATTTGTTTCTCCATCAATATTCTCGATACTATATATAAATTTGTCCTTAAACATTGAATACCTCCTCATTGTTTAAGTCTCCAGCAGGTCGTGCCCCCTTGGTATACTGCGCTCTGTGCATATCCATTCGGACATCAATGCTACCATGCCAACCATTCTGTTTGTTCTTCGAGATACAGAGATGTCGTAAGCCATCCCTCCCTTGGTCATCATTCCGCTTGCCTATCCCGATGATGAGGTCAGCCTCACCTGCTTTACCTGTCTTTGAGTTGTCGAGATACTGGTACTCAACATTACGCATCCCTTCAGCCTCAGCACTCGCTTGTGAGACACCCCACACGAGACACTTGTTGCGCTTGGCTATCTCTCGAGCTTGAAGGTAAATCTCCTTGAGCTTCTCATCACCACGATTGTACTTACCTGCGATCTTCACCTTGTCGAGTTGGTCGATGAAGACAATGTCGGGTTTGTTAATCTTGCACCAATCATCAATCTCCTGAATGGTCGTTCCAACACAGTCAAGAACATGAAGACGGTTGTTGATCTGCTCAAGCCAAATTTCTGCAAACTCATCCTTCCCTTCATAGAGTTCTTCCCGCGTAACTTCAAAATAGCTCTGGATGATACGTAGTTTAGTTCGTACAGCCGGCTCTTCGTTTCCCCAAACCGCAATGGTAAACCCTTGCTCGAGAAACTTCTTTGCGAGAAAAGAGATGAATGTAGTCTTGCCCGTTTCCGGTCGCGCAAAGATGATTCCAAAATGCCCTCGATCCAAGCCCGGAACGACATCGGACAGTGGCTTCCACGCGAACGGGAAATCGGGAGTAAGCGATAGGGAGTCCAGAAGCTCCACGAGCCCTTGGTCAACTTCCGTGTACGTCGTCTTCTCGCCAATCGAATCCTCCGCTGTAGATTCAATGAGTCGCTTGAGTTCTCCAAAGTTGTTCTCCTTGCCGAGGAATATGTTGACGGATAACTCCGAGATGATACGAGCACGATGTCGCATCCAGAGGTCG